CACTGCTTGGCATACGTATAATGGTATGTAGATTAAACTCGGAGAGCAGTTTCTTCTTAATTGCCACTTTGGCATTATCAGTACCAAACAGAAAACCGTCCGGCAGGATAACAGCCGCTCGGCCGTTTTTCTTCAAACGGTACATGATGACAGACATAAAGAGGTCTGCCGTTTCGCTGCTGGCAAGATCTGATGGAAAATGATTCTTGACCTCTGCCTTTTCACTGCCGCCATAAGGAGGATTCATTAATATTACGTCGAACTGATCATCTTCTGTGTAATCCAGTACATCGCGTAAAAGAGCATTGTCGTGATAGATTTTTGGAACATCCAGACCATGGAGCAGCATATTTGTTATGCAGAGCATGTAAGGGAACTGCTTCTTCTCGATACCATATATTGAATTATCAAATTCGGCCTGGTCGGCAGTAGTCTGTATCTGCGGAGCCAACTCCTTCAGCCAGCTTGTGATGAAGCCACCGGTACCACAGGCAAAATCCGCCATCTTCTCACCGATTTTCGGCTCAATCATTTTTGCCATAAAATCGGTTACTGCACGGGGTGTGTAGAACTCACCTGCAGAGCCCGCGCTCTGAAGTTCACGCAGAATGGATTCATAGATTTCACCGAAGGCGTGACTTTCTTCATAGTCACTCAAATTAAGTTCGTCAATGACGTTGATAACCTGACGGAGCAAAACGCCATCTTTCATATAGTTGTTTGCGTCTTCAAATGTCGTCTTGACGATGGATTTTTTTATAGGCGTTTCCGGAGTGACATTAAGACTCTTAAGAGTAGGGAACAGTGTGTTGTTGACGAAGTTTAGCAGTGTGTCACCAGTCATGGCGCTTCCACTCTTGTCATCCACAGCCCAGTTTCTCCAGCGGCACTCTTCCGGGATGATGGATTGATAATCATCCTCATTCAGAGCCCAGTCCTCCTCTTTAATATCATATATCTTTAAAAACAACAGCCATGTAATCTGCTCGATACGCTGTGCGTCACCATTAATACCTGCATCATTGCGCATTATATCCCGAAGTCTCTTGATAAAATTTGTTATGCTCATATTTAACCTGCCTTATATAATTCTTCTTCCAGTTCCTTAACAGCCTTCAAATAACCATCTTTTCCTCCGAAGAGCTGCGCTATCTTTGAAGGCTTGCCGAATTTCTGGAATGGGTCAAGCTTTAATATTTCTGTTTTCTCAATTTCATAAATACCAAAGTTCATGTACTTGTCCAAAAGGGCCTCCAAGACCTCCCGTGCAACGCCCTTATACTTGCTCAGAAAGTCACGCTTCTTTACATTGTTGGCACGTTCCTGGCGTGTCAGCGGTTTTTGATCAAAGGCAACATGGCATATAAAATCAAAATCGTCCACATCCGACATGTTCTGGTCGGTTTTCAAGCTTTCTAAATCGATGCCACGTTCCAATAACAAGTCACGAATACTTTCCTTCTTTTCCTCGGTAGACCATTGGCGGATAAAATTATCGAGGGAAGCGTATGTGCCGAGAATATTAGATTTGGTATAGTCCACAATACTTTCTTGTCGGAGCAATTTACCGTTGGCATCATAAACCGAAACGGTCTTGCCGATTATCACGACCTTGCAGCCGTTTACATCCACAATGGGTTTATCTTTCGGATCGTCGGACCCGTAAGGAGTAGCGGGGCCACGATCGTGTATTTTGCCATAACCCTCATCTTGCTCAATAGGGCCGTCCCAGTCAGGATCAGCAAAAAGGTGTGTGACGTTTCGGAAGTCCATAACCGTGAAGTGTGTTTTTCCATCTTTCTCACGGAGCCTGGTGCCACGACCGATAATCTGCTTGAACTCGGTCATAGAGCTAATCATCTGGTCAAGGACGATCAGCTTGGTCATCTTACAGTCGGCGCCGGTGGAGAGAAGCTTCGATGTGGTCGCAATCACAGGATATGGCGCAGAAACAGAAATAAAATAATCGAGTTTGCTCTTACCATACGCATCGCTGCCGGTGATGCGAACAACATAATCCGGGTTTTTCCGAACCATATCGGCATTTAGATTGGTTAAAGCTATCCGCATTCGCTCAGCATGATCCTCGTTGGCACAGAAAACTATCGTTTTCTGCATTCTATCAGTACTTTTCATATACTCAGTAATTTCATGGGCAACTTCATAAGTCCGGTCTTCAATGATGATGTTGTAATCAAAATCGCTATTGGTGTAGATACGGTCTTCTATCTCATGCCCGTTCTTGTCCAACTGTCCTTTATACGGACGCCAGCCTTCTCCAATGTTGGTGCGTATATTGATTACCTTGAACGGAGCAAGGAAACCGTCTTCGATACCTTCGCGTAAACTGTAGGAATAAATCGGCTTTCCGAAATAATCGATGTTGGAAACATATTTTGTTTCCTTCGGTGTCGCGGTCATACCGATCTGCGTTGCTGACGAGAAGTATTCAAGAATCTTCCGCCATGTACTATCCTTCTTTGCAGAACCCCTATGACACTCATCCACAATGATGAGATCGAAGAAGTCCTTTTTAAATAAGGACGCAAAACGCATGACGGAATCGTCATCCGAGACGTCATCATCAATTTCATCATTTCCTGTAAGTTGTTGATATAGCGAAAAGTATACTTCATAAGATGTGATCGTGGTAGGGTTATCCTTTGCAAAATTGATCTTATGAATTGTCTTTTCAAGCGGAGCAAAATCCTGCTGAATTGACTGGTCAACCAGAATATTACGGTCAGCAAGGTATAGCACTTTCTTCTTAATACCACTTTTTAGCAAACGATAGACGATTTGAAATGCCGTATAAGTTTTGCCGGTACCGGTAGCCATGACGAGCAGAATACGCTGCTCTCCCTTTGCAATGGCTTCCACAGTTCGGTTAACAGCATTGCGTTGATAATAGCGAGGCGCGTAAGTGGTCTGGCTTGTATAATAGGGCTGTGAGATGATTTGCTTTTCCTTATCCGTTAGGCTCTTTGCGGTCTCATAACGGGCCATTAGCTCATCAGGAGAGGGAAACTCAGACAAAGGAATCTGCCGCTCCTGACCGGTTAGAAAATCGTGTTCATAGAAGGCGTCACCGTTGGAACTGTAAGCAAACGGTACATCAAGCATCTGCGCATAGGTCATGGCTTGCTGCAAACCATAGGATACAGAGTGATTATTATCCTTTGCCTCAACAATAGCAATTGGATAATTGGCATTGATATATAGGACATAATCTGCCTTCTTGGGCTTCTCACGGAACACAAAATTACCCTTGAGGTTGATCTTGCCATCAGTAATTTTTGTTTCCATTGTAATATGGTCAACGCTCCATTTTGCAGTAACGGCGGGAGTGATATATCGGAGTTTGATATCTTCTTCACTCATCTGTTTTTTATCGATCAAAATTTATCACTCCTTTCTATATCCTGCACATAGTCAAAAGTATCATCATAATTACAGCCGATGGTATCCATATTTCACCTAGAACATTCGACATAAACGGTTCACCCCATGTAGCTTAGTCAAAATGTATGGAGACACAATAAGCGTCTTCCAAAAGTCGGACTTTTCATGATATGTTTTAAGAGAATCAATAATTTGCCTACTTTCCTAATGGTATAAAAATTATATTACACTAGGTTAAAATTTGCAAGATTTGTAAGACTATCCATCACTTCCCTTGTCCTGATCACCCCTGTTTGATCCATTTTTTTCTTTATCTCAATCACTGATTCTTAGATCTTTTTCTACGTCAGCATTTTTCAAAACTCTCAGTGATTAATAATGCAATTTAATCTTCCCTTCCTATTTTTTGCTAATTAGCGTTTTTATCATCTAAGCCTGTTTTGGATGTAATTACGAAAAAATTGATACCAAAATTTGAGCAAGATGCTGACTAAGAAAATTAACAACATTAAATTGAAAGGGTTCCTTATTTGATGCCTGCTATCGTATGAAATATCATCGGCTGATATATACTATCTTTAAAGAATAGCAAGACTTAATTGTTATTACTATATAACAATTAAGAAGATGGTAACAAAGACGATTAAATATAGTGTAGGCCTCCCACTTGATCTATGCAAACATTGATACCGAGGGATATCCCATTAATTTTGACAATATCTGAACCAATTATCATTATGTATACCTTACCATAATTTTTACTTTTCCATCGCTCTACACGCCTATTACGACCTCACAAGGCTATATCCACAGGTATTTATTACCCATTGACCACGCTTTGGAATTGCGGTGGCTTCAGAGTGTGCGGGACCCATACCACCGCCGGCGGGGAACCCGCCAACCAAAAAGCTGGCCCCCCTACCTTTGAGATGGAGGGCCGGCCCCCTTCATTTGAGAAGAGGCCGCCGAAAAAATTTCGGTCCTTGTTTTCCGGACATGGCATAACCGGCACGATATATTGTGGATTACCCGTCTGAAATCTCCATCTTAAATATATCCGGCTCCAGATACCATTCCGATTACACCCGTAACCATTGATATTCCAAGGATTACAGCCATTCCGAAAAGATCACTTCCGTCAAACATAATTTAAGGAATAGATACATTTTTCGGTCAATCATGTCTTTTTGCCAAAGAATTTGCCCTCTCCAATACCCTTGCCATAAGATCCATGGCTTCTTCCTGCCCCATATTGGAGATCAGAATGTTGGTCGTATTATCAACCGGGTTTTCCCCAGTAGCTCTAGTCACCTTGTCATGTAGAATGCCATATATGAGAGCTGCCTGGTACGCATTGGCATCACCAATCCTTTTGTCGATCTGTTGCAATGCCTTGTATTGGAGGTCTAGGTTGGACTTAAGAAGCGAATCTTTTTTACGAGTGTATAAATCGTTGAAGGTTTCAGCCTTCACTATACTGTTTCCACTTTCGTACTTATGCCTGTTCATAATCCATTTTCGTACAGTATTTTTAGTGGCTCCCACTTCTCTGGCCACCCCTTCAATCGACCCCTCAACATCATATATTGCAAGCGCTTGAGCTATTTCTAAATCTGAATATTTTTTGCCTTGCATGTTAGCCATTTAAAATCTCACCCCCAATGTGATAATAATCGATACAAATTAAATTAAATTTTTATAGTGATTCGCATTGATTCAATGAATTTTCTGAAATTGCTATTTTATATTTTTGGTACTAAAACGGTACTATGTATCAACGTATGTGACTTCCGGTTCTGCCATAATTTCTGCTCTAGCTTCGCTGACGGGTTCTCAAGATATATTTTAGTCGGGGCTTGCAGTGCCCTTCATAAAAAATTTAAACAATCAGGTCTGCAATCTGGAGTCTTCAGCTTTTTAGATACGCAGTGCATCTAGCAACTGTCTTATGTACGGCGTTTCCTGGCCGGACTCCACTAAATCGTAAATTCGATTCTTGTATTTATTATAGATGGCCCATCTCTCCTTTACTGTTTTACCTCGTCCTTCCCTTTTGGCAGCTCTTATTATCTGTTTTGCGCCGCCATTATTATTCAAGGTTATAGCCCCCTCTTGGTAACTCCTCGAAAGCATAACGCCTGGCTTTGCACAAATAGGCAACCTTGCCGAGTGCTCCGTTTCGATTCTTTGCAATAACTCCGATAATAATTTTGTCTTTCGCTTCCTGTGCCACTTTGAAGCCTCTGACTGGATCAAGAAGGTAATCGCCTTCACTTTCCCTGAACGCATCGTTGATCTTGTCAAAGTCCTTTTGTTCTTTTATCTCCGCTAAGAGAACAACCACATCCGAATCTTCTTCAATCGAACCGCTTTCTTTAAGAAGGTTAAGCGTTGGTAAAACCTGTCCTTCTGCTTCGCGATTGAGTTGGGCCAGCATTAATAAAGGCGTTTCGTATTGGAGTGCTATCTGTTTCAATTCTCTCGTTATCCCTGTGACTCTGATTCTTTCTGATTCGCCTTTACCCTGCATCAGGTTCAGGGAATCAATTATCAAGAGGTCTGGTTTGATATTTGTTACCAGTCTGCGGATCTCTGAGATGTTCTTGCCTTTATTGGTAACCAACAAATTATCTATCTTTTTCTTACAGGCACTTTCGGTTATTGCATGAAGTTCGTCCCCGTTAACCCTGCCGTTTACCATTGTGATGGTGCTTATCCCCGTGTCGGTGGAAAATACCCTCATTGCTAATTCTGTCCCGGGCATCTCCAGACTTATGTACAAAACCTTAAATCCACGCTGGGCCACCGATAAAGAAATTTGTAAAGCAAATGCACTTTTGCCCGTTCCAGGTCGTCCGGCTATTGTAATAAGCTTTCCTGGCATCAGTCCACCGATTAGGCTGTTGAGGTTCCCATAAGGTGAATAGATTATCTTGTTACACCTGTCTGTATTTTCAATGATTTCCTTTACGGCCTTATTCATAAACTCGGCTAGGGGTTGTACATCATCTGTAAAATTAAGTTTTGATTTCTCTGTCAGTGCAGCTATTCTTTCAGCAGCAGCGTAGGGATCGAATTTTTCACTTTGTAGTTGCATTAATTCAGTTATCAAACTTTCTCTGAATGTCAACGCCCTTAACTGTTCGGCGTACCCATAAGCGGTATGCGGAATCATATTAGCCCCAACAAGCCTCATAAATTCGGCGGGCTTCATCGATGTGCCTTTTCGAAGATCTGTCACCGCAAGGCCATTTTGCAGGTTGATGAAGATCTGACGGTAATCGTGATCCTGAAAATCATCTTCAGTAAGCGATAACAAAATATCTTGGTATTCCTCATTGTTCTGTAAGAGGGAGCTTATGACCAGTGTTTCGATTTCATATCTTTCATTCATGGCTACCTCCACGTTATTTTTTCTTCGGGTTTTGCTTTTAACGGGGTTGCAATCTTATCCCAAACAATACCTTTCCAGTTATTTGCCATACTTTCTTCAATCAAAGAAATTACCGCTGCTTCCCCGAAATTATCTGCGTTCATTTTGACTGACTTCAGAAAACTCTTAAACCCCGTCGGCTTATATTTTTCGTTCTTCTCTGCTTTATACCGCAGCCACAGAAAGACTTGCTCTTTCAGTTCTGTACTAAAGCAAAACTCGTCTATGGGGTAAGGGGGTATTATTTCTTTATTATCCTTATCTACATTATTGTTAGTGTCCACTCGTTGTTTACCCGTTGTCCGCTTGCTGTCTGCTCGTTGTTTAATCTGCTGTTCAGTATTTTGATACTTATTCCATTGAAGTATTGTAATTAGGCGGTTTTGGCTACTTGATTGCTGTTCAATCTGCTGTTCGATTTCGAAGGCTTTTAGAATTCTCTCTACTTTACTTTCCGAAAGCTTCCATTTATTTGCTATAGATTTCCTGCTGGTTAAAAGTTGCCCTGGCTTCAATGTTATCCGCTTTCCCCTAAACGTCACGTCATACCCTGTATGGGTTGCAGAAAGCAGAAGATAATCCCAAACAGTATAGTAATCTGTATCCTTACAAACTACCGGATTATCGAGGGTTTTCCTATGTTTATAAATAAATCCATCCAACCTCCTCACCCCATTATTCGGCTATTCTGCGGATCTTCCCGCCTACCTGCTGAAACTGTCTAATCCTGTCCAGTTCCTGCCGCTGTGGATTGGCCAAGTAGTCCTCCAGGTCATCCATGTTGATCAGATATCGCCTGCCAACTCTTATGGACCAAACGGCACCGCTGACCACCAGCTTGCGAACATAGTTCATTGTAATAGCTGTCCCCGGATCAGCCTTCTTGATCTCTTCATATGCTTCCTTAATCAACCTGATTCGTAACACGGTTATTCCTCCTCTCTTAAAACAATCTCCTCTACCGGAACCCCTAAAGCTTTTGCCAGTTTACCGACCGTTTGAGGTCTTGCTTGACGTTTGCCGTTTAAAATTCGATTAACAGCTGCAGGAGTAACATCTGCAGTTTCACAAAGTTCATTGAGAAGCATTCCGCTGTTAGCCAAGGCAATATTAAAAGCCTCTTTGATGATTTTCATAGGTTCTCCTCCCGTTGAATTATTAATTTTATTTTATATTATCAATTTTGTTTTATAATGTCAATTATATTATATCTAATTAAAATATTGTTTATTATTGACACTTAACGGTAACAATTATATTATTGGTATATAAATCAAATAAGGAGGTCCGACATGGTTGATCTGAATATATTTTCAAAAAGATTAAAAGAAGCCCGAGAAGCAAAAGGATATACTCAAAAAACATTGGCGGTAAAGGTAGGGGTTACTCCTGCATCGCTTTCTGCATATGAAAAGGAAGGGAAAAACCCTTCTTTAAGTGTTGCTGCAGAGCTAGCAAAGGAGTGTGGCGTAAGTCTTGATTGGCTATGTGGAATTGAAGGTGAAACAAAAGCAAAGATAAAAAAATATAGCGATTTAATTAAAATCTTACTTCCTCTAGCAGAGGAAAATATTCCCGAAAAGGTTATTACGGATGATAAAATTCAGCTATATGATATGGACGGATATGGTTATCAATGCTATGTTGGATTGATAGCCTTTAAAGATCCTGAAATAGTAACATTTTTCTCCGACTGGAGCAAAATGCTATCCTTGCTAGAAAAGGGCTCTATCGATAAAGAAGTATATAATCTATGGATAGAAAAGACATTAAATAAGTATAACTTTAACATTGAACCGTCCAAATAATAAACAAACGCCCCGGCGGCAACCGAAGCGAAAGCATAAATTGGCGGTAATGGTACAAGCCTCATCTACAAGTAAAACTATACCATTACGGTCCCAAAGTTTTAAGTTCAGGGTATTTTTTCGCCCTCACGAATGACAAAGGAGGCTTTACATGGCTACAATTACAAAACGTGGAGAAACCTATCGAATCCGGGTTTCCTGCGGCTATGATATTAATGGCAAGCAGATCATGAGATCCACTACCTGGAATCCACAGCCAGGCATGACAAAAAAGCAGATCGAGCGAGAACTGCAGCGACAGACCGTACTCTTTGAAGAACGCTGCCGGTCCGGTCAATTCCTTGACGGATCAATCAAATTCGCTGAGTTTGCTGAAAAATGGATTCATAACCATGCAGAGAAACAGTTGAAGGCAAAAACCGTTGCCAGGTATAAAACTTTGCTTATACGGATTAATCAGGGAATCGGTCATATTCGATTGGATAAGCTGCAGCCCCATCATATTCTGGAATTCTGTAACAATCTCGCCGAAGATGGAATTCGAGATGATCTCAAATACAAGGTGTCTTGTGACCTAAGAGCTCTTATAAAAGAAAAAGGCTTTACTATGGAACAACTTGCGACTGAGTCCGGCGTTTCAAGAGCGATCATATATTCTGCATGTTCTGGCAGGAATGTCTCCTGTAAAGTGGCCCAGAGCATATCAAAAGCCCTAAGTGTTAAAGAAGCTTTTCTGCCGGCAGAAGATACTAAAAGAGCGCTTTCCGATCGGACTCAATTACACTACTTTCGGCTTATTTCATCAATACTATCATCGGCTGTACAATGGCAAGTAATCCCTTATAATGTGTGTGCCAGAGTTAAAGCCCCCTCTGTAAAGCAAAAGGAAGCAAAGTATCTTGATGACGTTCAGGTGGCCAAGCTTTTCAATTATCTGGAGGAGGCGCCTTTTGAGTATCGTGTCTTAATCCATTTGCTTCTTTATACAGGGTTACGCCGTGGAGAGTTGTTGGGCTTGAAATGGGCCGATATTGATTTTGATAATTCCCTACTTCACGTTCGGCGAACGCTACTCTACCTACCGGGAAGAGGTTTGTTTGAAGACGATCCGAAGACAGTCGCTTCCAACAGGGTTATGAAGATTTCTGAGGGTATGATTGCCACTTTCAGAAGCTATAAAGCATGGCAGGCAGAAAAGCAACTCATCATGGGCGATAAATGGCAGGATAATGGATATTTATTTACTCGATGGAACGGCGAACCTATGCGGCCGGATACGGTGTCCGATTGGTTCAGGAAGTTCGTAAAAAAAACGGATCTACCGCCGGTATCTCTTCACAGTCTTCGACATACCAGTGCCACACTGCAGCTCATGAACGGAATCCCGATCCGAACCGTTTCGGCCAGACTTGGCCATGCAAAGACCTCCACTACATCAAATATATATAGCCATGCAATTCAGTCTCTCGATGCAAAGGCGGCAGAAGTGCTGGATGATATCTTAACCCCTATACGAGGGGGGTTAGCAAAATAAATTGATAAAACAAATTTATTGATAATTGTTTACTTTTTCTTATATTGTGGTAATATTATATTACTCCAATTTACCTTGCGGGTTAATTGGATATGAGAGGATGTCTTTCTTACTAATGTTAATAGGATTTAATGATTCAGATGTTGAAAGAATCTGCGTTGATGCAAAATATGCAGAACAAAGGTTAGGGAAACGGGTTGCAAATAAGTTGTTCCAACGAATGGAATGGTTAAGTGCAGCTAACAATTTACATATCTTTAACACTCAATATGCATTTCTTAGAATACATAAGTTAAAAGGTAATTATAAAGATTGTTATGCAATTGATATTACAGAAAGATATAGGATCGTATTTTACCCGTGTAATGAAGATGGGGAATACGATCAAAGCGATTTCCGTTATGTATCAATAATAACAATATTGGAGGTTAATAATCATTATGGAGACTAAAGCAAAAAAAATAAAGCCAAAACAATACAATGCTCCCATTGCAATTCCACCCGGGGAAACGATTAAAGAATTTTTAAACGAGTTGGGTATGACGCAAAAAGAACTCGCGCTCAGGATGGGGATGAGCGAAAAGCATTTAAGTCATTTGGTTAAAGGATCTGTAGAATTGACACGAGATACTGCCGAAAAGCTACAATTCATTTTTGGGATTGAATCGAATTTCTGGATTAATCTTGAGAATAGCTATAGGGATGCTTTGGGCAAATCAAAGAAAGTTTTCTTCAGCGATGATGAAATTTACATTGCTACAGTCATCCCTTATCCAGAACTGGCAAAACAAGGTTGGGTTACTCCTACACGTAAGGTAGAGGAAAAGGTAGTCTACTTGCGACAGTTTTTTGGCGTATGCAATCTAACCAACCTTGAAACTGTAAATGTTGCATATAGGAAAGCGAACTTACAAAAGGAAAATAAATATGCATTATTGTGCTGGATAAGGATAGCTGAATTACAAGCACTAAAAATTAAAACAAAAAAGTTCGACCGAAGAAAATTAGCAGAACTAATTCCTTCATTTCGACGTCTTACAATGAAAGATGACTTTTATACAGAATTAGTTGAATTATGTGCCGAGGCCGGTATTGCTTTAGTAGTCTCTGATCATTTAAAGGGCACGGGAGTCCAAGGGGTTACTTTTTTTAATAGTAAAAAGGATAAGGCCATTATTCAGTTAAGCGTTAGAGGTAAATACGCTGATAAATTTTGGTTTACTTTTTTCCACGAAATTTGTCACATTTTAGACGATACAAATAACGAGTTTGATTATATTACACAAGATCCAGAAGTTGAAAATCATATTGATAATATGGCGGCAAACATACTCATCCCCTATGATAAATACGAGCGCTTTACATCAAAACCATCATGTATTGAATGGAAAAACATTATGGCTTTTGCAAAGTCAGTCGAAATACATCCAGGAATCGTCGTAGGGAGAATGAAGCTTGAAGAAAAGTTACCTTATACTGTGTATACCGATGTTTCGCCAAAACTAAGAATTATAAATCATCATTAAATTCACTGCCAAGTTTAATCTAGCCAGTATTTTTTTGTAAAAATGAGCGTACGTTTTTGGTCTTTATTTGGTCGTTACGCCGGTGAAGTAGAAGTAGAAAAAATCTAATAAAAAAAAATATATCTCGTATAAACTGCTGAAATATCAACGATATTAAAGCCGTTTAAAATTTACAAGAAATTAAAATCCAATTTCCTAAACCGTGCGTCGGACGTTCGAATCGTCTCGGGAGTGCCAAAGAAATAATGATGTCTTTATGGCATCATTATTTCTTTTTTTGTTCAAAGAGGTGATTCGGACGTCCGACGAGATGGGGGCTTAGGGAAGAATTTCTTCCCCATCAGAGTTGCATTGCCTATTTGCTATATACGTCTTTGGTTGCAAATATTAAGCTTGACGCAATGAAGGCTTTGAAACGTGCAAAAATTAAAAAGAGAGCCTCAAGGGAGTGTCCATTTTGAGGCGACCATGATGTTGGTTGAAAATATTAACATTTAGGGTGGTAAACACTGCCAATGAAGCTCTCAATTTTGATTTGAAATTTACGATTGAGTAGTAGTGCGGTTTCGGAAAAAGAATGAAATAGCATAGAGTCCCGCTATTCCGACGATAGCAAATACGATCCTGCTGATAACTGCATATGTCCCGCCGAAAATACTTGAGACCAAATCATATTTGAAAAAACCGATCAGCCCCCAATTGATTGCGCCTATAATTATTAACGCCAGGGCTAAATTCCTCAAAAATGCCACAAATATCATCTCCTTGTACAATTATTTTGTATTAAATTAGTGACCAAAGCCACTGTTCGACCCATTAAAAGTCATAGTTAACATAACACTTCAAATTTTATTCTTTTCCAAACATCAAGCACATCATCCGGC